GTAATAGGTTTGAAAAACCTTTTCGACCTGATTTCGGTGCAGACCTAAGAGGTTTGTTATTCGAATTAGCAGACGATGGTGTTGAGCAAGACCTTATTGAACAGGTTCAAGGAGCAATTGCTCGGTATGAACCCAGAGTAGAAATTAACGATTTGGAATTAATTGTAAATCCTGATAATAACGAACTAAAAGTCAGATTAGAATTTAGGGTCGTGAACACAGATGAAAACGTCACATTAGAAACTGGAGTTTCGAGGTTAAGATAAATGGCAACTACTATTAACAGCACAGGTTTAGATTTTGACGCAATTCGTAATAATCTAAAAACATGGTTAGAACAAAAACCAGATTTTGCTGATTACAATTTTGAAGCATCAGGGTTGTCTAATCTTTTGGATGTTCTTGCGTATAACACGCATTACAATGCTCTCACTGCTAACTTTGCTCTTAACGAATCCTTTCTCAGTACTGCTCAGTTGCGTTCATCGGTAATTGGTCTTTCAACTGCTATCGGTTACATTCCTAATTCGAAAGTGTCTTCGACTGCTTTAATCAATGTTACTGCACAGGGATCTTCTGCATCTTCCAATATTCTTGCATTGCCTTCTGGTACTAAATTCACAACTACTGTCGAAGATATTACATACACCTTTGAAACAACAGAAGAATATACAGCATTCAAAAAAGGATCTGATCCATATTCGTACACATGGGAAAATGTAATTGTTCGAGAAGGAACAGAAAAACAAAAAACGTTTATTGCTGGTCCTTACAGCGAAACCGATACCTATGTTATTCCTAATCAGGACATGGATATTAGCACGGTTACTGTTGGTGTTGGTGCAACGAATAAAGCATTTTATAATGTGAGTACTGTATCTGAAATTAACGAATCATCTAGAATTTATGTTATCAAAGAAACTCCTAACGGATACTATGAACTTGCTTTCGGTAATGGAGCAGGATTAGGGGAGATTCCTCTTGCCGGTGATAAAATTGTAGTTACCTATAATTCTACTGCTGGAAAAGATGCTAACGGTGCTAGAACATTTACCACAACTGCTACAATACCCAATGGAGCAGGGGCAAATATTTCTATTATACCTATTACAATTTCTAATTCATCTAATGGTGCTAATAAAGAAAGCATAGAATCTATTCGTAAATCAGCACCCTTTCTTTATGCCTCGCAAAATAGAATGGTCACATCAGACGATTATGCCGCGCTCATAAGAAGAAATTTTTCTAACAAAATTAATGATATCCTTGCTTGGGGCGGTGAAGAAAATTTGCCACCTAAGTTTGGAACAGTATATGTTTCTATAACACCATCACCTGATGAATCTTTCAAAGCATCTATTCGGAGTCTAGTCAAAAACCTTTCAGTTGCATCGTTTGATGTTGATTTTGTCGAACCAGTTGTAACATTTATTGAGGTTGCTGTTTCGTTTCAATATAACCAAACGTTGTCTTCTTATTCTACCATACCCGCGATAGAATCTGCTATTGAAGGAGTAGTCGGTTCTTATCTCGATACGGTTACTGATGAATTTAGTGAAACATTTAGACGTTCAAATTTATTGACTTTAATAGATGCCGCAGATCCTGGTGTCCTTTCAAGTCAGGCAACCATTAAAGTTCAGCGAAGATTCAATCCTAGTCTAGGCGAAGAAAAAGCATATCAGATAGTCTTTCCTACTGTACTTGAATCTCCTTCTTCTGTTGTTTATATTGTTCAGTCAACAGAATTTAACTATCCACCCGGACTATCTTGTGTTGTCAGAAACAAACTCGGTTCTGAAATTTTGCAAGTTATTTCTACTACTAGCGGTAGAGTTATAGTTGATAACATCGGAAATTATAATCCAGCAACAGGAGTAGTCAACCTCTCCGGATTTAAACCTTCCGGTGCAAACGCAATTGAAATAAAAATTTCTGCTGTTCCTTCTAATCAGGGATTTGTTTCGACGATTCGTGAAAACAAATTAGGTAAAGATTTAACAGCAATTACTGTTGATGCTATTGAAACAACAACGCTATAAATAATGGGATATAAAGGAAACATTTAATGGCAGTCGTAACAAGACAATTTATCAACCAACTTATTAAAGACACCGATAACACTTTTAATACTGGTCTTTATATTGGTCTGGGAAGATCCTCCCCTTGGCCCGGTGTTGGCGATATTCCTGAACAACCTCGTCAAGACTTTGAATACGGAAGGTCTGCTCGATCTGCTTGTCAACACGTTAAAATTGCTACTGGCGTTTCTGCCGCAGTTACAAGACAAGATTGGTCATCCGATACAATTTACCCATCGTATGATGATAACAACCAAACAGTACTTCCTTACGTAATGAATAGTAACTATGAGGTGTTTCTGTGCATCCAACAAGGTGTTAATGCTGCTGGCGTTGTCCAAGATAGTACCGTTGAACCTACCGTTGCTGCATTAAATAGCGGTGCTGGGTATATTAACAATCCGATCGAAGCAAATGAAAACGAACTTGAAACTGCTGATGCGTTTTGTGAAACCGGATACATATGGCGGCATTTATTCACCTTGAGTCAGGTAGCAATCAATAGGTTCCTTACCTTAAATTATATGCCAGTCACCACCTTTACAATAGATCCTTCTGATGGTGATGTTCAAACGCAACAATATCAAATACAACAATTGGGAAGCAACCAACCTAACCCAGGATCAACTGATGGTACTGCTGGACAAATATTGACTATTAAAGTCGATGATGGTGGTGCTGGTTATTCAAGCAGTGGACCTACTGCTACCATATTAGGAAATGGCACCGGAGCAACCGCAACAGTCGATACTGTTGGTGGTGTAATAAAATATGTTAGAATTACTAATTTTGGGAAAGATTATGATTTTGCTTCTATTGCATTAGACGATTCTCAAACTCCTACCGAAGACGCTACTTTAAGAGCAGTTATCGGACCAAGAGCAGGAGTAGAAACAGATCCTGTTAATACTCTCAGAGCAAACTCAATTATTGTAACCACAGATTTTGAGAACGATGAGTTCGATACGTTATTAACAGAAAACGATTTTCGACAAGTTCTTTTAATAAGAGATCCATCAAAATACAATTCATCTGATGCTTTTACAGGAAACACTTCAAAAGCAAACCGTGCTTTGCAAACGATATCGGTAACTGGATCAGTAGTTGAAGACAATGAAATTACTGGTGGTAATAGTAATGCAAAAGGAATTCTAGATTTTTACGATGCTGCTACCAATAACTTATATTACCATCAAACACCCGAGACAGGATACGGAACCTTTCAACAGGGGGAGACTGTTACACAAAGCACTTCTCAATTTGTTTTGAGTGGTGCCGTATCTTCTTCTCCTGCTAATCAAACAGATCCCGCAATTGATATTTTCTCTGGGGAACTATTATACATAGATAATATCTCTCCTATTCAAAGGGACATAAACCAAACCGAAGATATAAAAATAGTTATCACTTTCTAGGATAAGTCATGCCAAATACATTTAATAGCACTACTCTATCAACCACCTATCGTGACGATTGGGTTGACTCTGACGGCTATCATAAAATATTGTTCAATTCCGGTAGATCTCTTCAAGCAAGAGAACTTACTCAGATGCAAACCATTATTCAAGAAGAAATTTCTCGGTTCGGAAGGAACATATTTAAAGAAGGTTCGGCAGTTGATGCTGGTACATTAGAAATTGATAACAATTATAAATTTGTAGTTCTCGAAAATGGTAGTGCAGAAGTAGATGAACTCACAATTGGTAGCGAGTTATCAACTGCTGCTGGCGTTAAAGCAATTGTTTTAGAAAATCCTATCGAAGTTGTTGCCAATAGCACATGGAGAGTGTATATTCGATACACCGATTCGGGTGCTACAACACCCGGAACAACGGAGGTTCAGTTCTCTGCTCTTGATTCATTAAACTCAGGAGAGTACACAGTTACTGCAACCTCTGCTGTTGGTGCTGGTGTTAAATTATATGTTGATGCTGGTGATTTTTTTGCGGCAGGAAGGTTTGTATACGCAAGGAAACAAGGATTAATTATTAATCCGACTTCACGTAACTACACTGGAACTATTGGGTTTAAAATTGAACAGGATGTTGTAACAGTAAACGACACCACCGCGCTCTATGATAATAGCGGAGACAACCCTAATGTTGCTGCTCCAGGTGCTGATCGGTGGAGAATTAGACTTACGTTAGTTGACAAAGATGATCCTACTTTAACTTCTGATGATTCTTTTATCTTTTTATGCAGAATCATTAACTCAAAAATTGTGGAACAAGTAGATGAGTTAGATAGTTACAATACTATCAATGATATGATTGCTCGACGTACATACGAAGAGTCAGGCAACTATCTTGCAGAACCGTTTCAACTGACATTCGAAGATGACGATAGCACAGACTCTGACATCTTTGCTATTGTATCACCCGGACTTGCTTACGTTAGGGGTTATCGTGTAGAGAATGAATATCCTCTCAAATTAAAAGTGCCTCGTCCACAAGCATACACCGGAAATGCACAAGACTTCATTCCTGTGGATTACGGTTCTTACGTATTATTTGAGTTTAGTAAATTTATAGACTTTGGTGATGCAGATGGAGCAATTAAAGTCAATTTATGCTCAGATGCAAGCGGCACTGTAACCATAGGAACTGCTTTCGTTAAATCGATTGCATATCACTCACCCGGTGTTTTTAGAGCATACTTAGACAGGATCGAACTTACTGGTAGTAATTCATTTACGAATGTCAGTTCAGCATCGACCTACAATAATAACACAAGTTTTTTCCGTTTGAAAAATGCAGGTCAGTTGGTTGATGCTAATAAATCTACGTCTTTATTTCCTCTTTCCAAAACCAGACCACAAAATTTAACTAATTATCGATATCAGTATCAAAGAGGATATACTCTCGTCGTTGTTGGTGGAACAGCAACCAGTTCCCAAGCATTGGCAACCGGTGATGACACTTATGTTAATGAAACATCATGGGCAGTGTTTAGTCAAGCATCAGGAGATGCTCTGGTTTCCGGTGTAGATGTAACTATTACTGATAATGGCGCAACATTTACGCTTACGGGTTTGGCAGACGGAACCTATTATGTTGTAGCAGACATTCTTAGAGGAGCAAGTGTTAATCCCGTAGAGAGAAAAACTAAGACTCTAACTGTTCATACTGAAACTGTTACTCTTTCTTCTGACGGTGAAGCACAACTTTCAAAATATGATCTCTACGATCTCACCACAGTCACTTCTGGTGGTAACGATATTACAGAAAACTTTATCATTGATAACGGATCAAGAGATACACATTATTCTTTTGGTAGAATAATTGACAATACAAATAAAACCTTTGCAAGCGTAACAGTTGAGGTAACATACAATTTCTTTGAACATGGAAATGACGAACTTGCGAATCCCTCTTTCAAAGGAAGGTTTTTTGATTTTCTTTCATATGTCAATATCGATTATACGCAAATACCAGAACATAGAATGTCAGATGGTACGGTAGTCAATCTGAGAGATTTTGTAGATTTCAGGGGCAAAAAAGAAACTAATTATATCTCGTCGATACCTCCGGTAGAAGCACAACCTATTCAGTTGGAATCTTCGTTCTATTTCTCACGAGCAGATAAATTAATTGCTACCGAAGACGGTGAGTTTCAGATTCTTATGGGTCAACAAGATGAACAACCTTTGTTCAAAAAGACCCCAGAGAATGCCTTAGAA